AGCGGAATGACCTTTTATGGCCTCCGCTATAGACGCGGCCGCCCCGCCCGGTTAACATGGTTAACTGTTTGGGTTTTAAGATCTAGACGCGTGTAGTCTAAAAGCTATACTGTGTTCAAAATTGTGAGATTGAAGACGAACCCCACTCACCACAATCTGGAGCTTAAGCACAAACGATACAAGTTTTCTATGTGATCCGGTGTTTAAACCGCGTCAAACAAAATTCCTGCACGCTGAGTGCGTGGCTGACAGGTAATGGTAGGGCACCTTCATGAGTAATCAAGGAGCGAAAGCACTACTAATTTGGTTCAATTATAAAATATAATTAATCAATTAATAGCCATTATGAACAATTTTAATTCAATCCCAATGGCAAAATCTAAATATAAAGTCAAAGGTAGACATCGCCCTAGAAAGGGCGGTAGACTCTTGCTGAAAAGCAGGATATCTAAGCTAAAGCAGAAATGCTTTAGATCTACAATTAACAATATATGTAGAGTGTCATTGGTCTTGGGTAATATTGACATAACTCGCCTAGGCCTGACTTTGACAAACTATTACGAGGAACTCGAAAGAGCCACTGGTAGTAGATTTGCTGTTAGTCAAGCAAAAGCACTATATAATGAAGCTGTTAGGTATTCAACGAGACTAGAAATAGTCCCGATAACTCCAAAATGGATGATAAGAGACAGGGAAAATTTTCCTGTTATCCTACGATCATTTAAGAGCAGTCTTAGGAGTACTGATGTAATGGAACGCCGCATGGCCTTAACATTGTTAAGAGCATATGAAGCAATTACATTACCAGTAGTTCCTAATACGAAAACCGTTACAACTCCTTCTAAAGGTGCTTCTGGTGTGGCCGAGATGCTTCCTTCTTTCGAAAAGTTTCTTAATGAATCATCTTTTATGAGATACATTAGGAAAAGTTTCTTAGAAGAGCTCCAGGATACTAAGAAGGGAGCGACAGAGGATGAACTCTCTTATTCCACAAAAAGTGGGATAAAAGGGCCAACCTGTGCCACTGCTGGGTATCAGAGCTTAGCAATAGACGAAGAATTGATGGATGATCTAGAAAATTTCAATAACCTATTCAAAATGAATAGTATTAAAGAAATAATCCTAGAAAACCAAGAATTCTTCGCAGATCATAAAGATCTTTACCATAGCGACAAATCTCGTGAATTATCGTCCACTGTATTGGGCAAACTTTCGTTTGTACCAGCACCAGGAGGTAAAACACGACTTGTTGCTATTGGTAACTATTGGATTCAAGAAACATTTAAAGGTCTTCATAAGGTCATTTACCGTATGCTTAAAAAGCTTGCAACAGATGGAACTTACTTCCAAAACGAACAATTCACAAGGGTGCTAAAAGCATCAAGTGAAATGCCTGTTTGGTCGTTTGATCTTACTGCTGCTACGGATAGATTTCCTATTGAATTCCAATATAATGTTCTTAAATCTATTAATACAGAAGTCGCAAATCTTTGGATGAAAATCTTAAAGAAAATGCAATTTATGTATAATAGTAAGTTCTATACTTATGCCGTGGGACAACCTATGGGCCTTTATGGCTCATGGGCTGTTTTCGCTCTTTCTCATCACGTTTTAGTCCAATATTGTTCATATTTAGAGGGTTTTAAATCCTTTGATATGTATACAATATTAGGCGACGACGTGGCAATCTGGAACAAAGCAGTAGCTCTTAGGTATAGAGAGCTTCTAAGTCTTTTAGACGTAGAAGTTTCAGAACATAAATCATTTTATCCTGAATCAGATAGTGGACCCTGCATTGCAGAGTTTGCTAAAAGAGTTAGTGATAAAGGGATTGAAGTTTCTGCTCTATCCCCAATCCAGATCAACGATGTATCCAAGTCCTTTTGGAATTGGTGTACATTCGGTGACTGGTTGAGCCTACACGGTTTTGATATTTCGGCCGTGCCCGCTTCTAGAATCGGGGAAGTCTTTTCCATAAAAGGTAAAAGGCTATCCGATTTGTTTTGCTCACTATACATTTGGGAAATTCTTAAAGCCAAAACATTTGTTTTGGGTATTGAGAACATTCCTGAGCCTATTAGAGACTTACTAACGAAGGATAAAATCCTCCGCGTAAGAATCGATAGGCTGGTACAGCAAGCGTCCGATCTTTGGGGTGATCTAGCATTTATGCTAGATGACATTGAAGATTCGAACAGGGAAGCGCTAGAAGAACGCTTGGAAGGATCTATACCGGACAAACTCTATTTCTACATCATAATCGAGACACGTCTCCGTGAAGTTGTAGAACTTGAAAGTAAGATGACGAAATTTCTTCCGTCTTGTGATTCTTACGATAGTTTTAATACATCGACGAGTTACGACTCCATAGATATTGAGTTATCCGATATTGAATATCTACCACATATAGACTTTAAAGCCCTTTCTAGCGGTTTAACCGATAGAAAGACTAAACAAGCCTATAGAGCTAAATATATCCGTGCTTTGCTTTCTGACCTCAGTCGGATCTAACGCGAGATATGTCATAATCCAAAAGGGGCCTGAAGCGAAAGC